GGTATACAGTTCAGGATTTTTACCAACTATATCATCGGTGGTGTATTTATGGTTTTTAAGGTGATAAACGATTGACCTATCAGAAATTGTCTTATTCCAATTATCTTTTATCATTACATCCATGTAGCTATCACACCACCCGGATAGATTAGCAATAGCGTTAACCTCAATTTCACCCTCTGCCAATGGTGTCCCGTCCTCTTTTACCGATTGTTTTTCGTTTACAGGCAAGCAACCCCAATCGTAAATATCGCTTTCAATAGGCAATGACCTTTTTTGAGCAATGATTGATTTTTCATTACTACGCAAATACGCAAATGCCTCTGCTTTGGTTGCGTGTTTTGGGATTGCTACTCTCATTTTGTTACGATTTTACCCTGCTCAACAGCTTTAATTTTAATTTCAAGTGCCTTTTTAGCTTCTTCTAAGCACTTATCTTTAGGCTTTTTACTCATAATCGGCTAATTTTAGATTATTTGCTTTCGCTAATATAGCGTTATTCATTTTCAAAGTTACAACATTTTGACGTTCTGCCTCGAAAACATTATAACAGGCTAAGTGCTGCCATGTCATTGTGGTATCTTCAATATCTAAAATACTCTCTAAAGCATCGGTTAATTCCTGCCCTTTTGGCTTCATTCCGTACTCAATATGCCTGACTAAAGACTTTTCCTGATTCTCATAAGTACTGCCACCTTTACCGCCGGTAACATAAGCCTCTAATATATCACGTGGTATACCGTACATACTCCCGATAGCGTAATAATCACTCCAATAAGCCTCGTCTAATTTAAGCGCAGCCATATTGTCGGTAAAACGCTTGATATCAATCATTGATTTATTAGCGTGTACCTGCTTATTTCCGTTTACGCTGCTCTCAATTGCAATTTTCTCATCGTCACCTAATGGTAATTCATTTACATTATTTGGGTCTTGCTTACCGCTCACCATCCATTTACCGCTGTAGCGGACGTTGATATTCTTAGCGTCTAATGCTTCCTCGCTATTGGCAATAATTTTATATAAAGCGTCAATTCTACTTATCCCTACATAAAAGTTATCATTCATACCGCTTGACAAATCGTGCAGCGGTGTTATTTCGGATAGTGGAATATATTTAGCTTTGCCATTTCCAAACTGATATTTTACAACCTCGCCCATAATATCCTTATAGGTGGCTTTTGTTAATATCAAATCCATCATTTTCTGAACGGTTGACGGTTTCCAATCGAGATTGGCAGGGTTAAGGAATTGTAATGTATTTTGATCGTTAAACAAACGGCCTCCTGTTTTCCATAGATAGGCCGTACCCATCATGTTCCAAAACATATAATCCCACTTAAATTGCGTCCAGTTTTGTTTATAGTTTGGGGATTTACGTAATGTTTTTAGGTAATCTTCTTGCTCGTCTGTGTTTATTTTACCTAAGCTAAATAAATCTGCATTGAGTGCAAACACCTTTAAGCAGGCTGGATTTGATAGGATAACTTTTATTTTCTGCTGTGGTGTAAGCATGGTATTTTTAATACCTCTACTGCTAAACATCCAATACATCCAGTCTTTGCCTGTGTGTTCAACCGATATAGGCTGCGGATTACCAAATGAAATATTAAAGTTAAAACCCATATTGAGGCTAAAAGTAATAAATATATTTCAAATCAAATATTTTTTATGATGCCGTCCTTAAACATTAATGCAGCACCATAGGCAGCAGCGTCTAAAAGGTGGTTATCTTGGTCTATTGGTTTATCCAACAATTGGCCTGTTGCTTTGTCTTTATCATAGGCGTAATTCTCTTGCTCAATCTCAATATTCTTTGATCGGTCGGTAAAGCAAATGTTCAGCCCTGATAAAATACTTATCCTATCATCTAAGTTATCTTTACCCCCAACGCTAACGGCATACTCCCAACCAGCCTTACGCAAAGAACGTATTTTATTTGGCCTGTTACTATCACAAACTATTTTTTGATTATATGATATACCTAACTGCAAAAACCTCCACGCAACTAATCCATCATGGTTTTCGCCTTGCCCATCCCCTGCGCCCTTAATTGCCTTTAGTTTTTCTTTTGGTAATGACCGCTCAATTTCGTTCTCACTTTCATAGTGCTTCTCATCTAACCACAATGTACCGTCATGGTATTTAAGTCCTAATATAGCCCAAGGATCAACCTTTCCCCAATCATTTCCAATATACTCTTCTTTATTAAGTTCTAAATATTCGTTGGTTTCTCGCTTTTCCCATGTATAAATACGTCCCTCAACCTGTCCAATTTCACCTTCTCCATAGACACGCCACATGTTTGCCCAATACTGATTAAGGATTATTAATTCTCCTTTCTCATTTACAGCAAATTCGCCATTAGCATCTTTGGCGTAACCCTTTTCCTTGTACATAAGGATTTCGTTCTTTTCCTCTTGGCTTAAATATTCGTTATCCTTAAATGTCAACTTTAAAAATTCGCAGTCCGAACGGGTTTGAACTTCACTATGAAACCAAAATCGCTTATTGGGATTAAAATCAATGATTACACGCTTTGCCCTGCTTGTTAATTCCCTGTAGGTATCAAACTTTACTTTATTAGCTTCATTAACGAATATAACGTCACTCCTCAAGCCTTTACCAATATCAACTTTGTCAAGTCCTAAGAATTGAATAAAGCTGCCATTCCGAAAACGGTATAGTGTACCATCAACAAATCGCTCACGCTCAAATAAGCCGAGCCATACCATTATTTTCTTAAAGTCTTTAATTACAGTTATCCGCATCTTGGATAACTCATCAGATGCGATGTATATTTCTTTGTTAGGATTAGCAGAGGCATGGTTAACAAGTATCATGACAATGGCAAAGGTTTTACCTGCGCCCTGCCCACCTTGCACACCCCATATTCTTTTACGTAAAGTGGATATTTTACGGAGTGCTGTTGTCGGTTTCAGCATTTAGCGGATCGTTTGATAAAACGTTAACGTTGGTATTTAGATTTTCAATCTCTTGTTTAGGTGCGCCGTAAGCTGAATCCATTATAGCTTTATAGGCATTAACATCTTTCTTGGCTATCGCAGCACCTAACATAACGATTGTGGCTATTTCCTCTGCGCTCATCTTTTGCTCAATGTCCGGGAAGTTAGCCTTTAGCTGTTCAAACATTTCATTCGGTAGTAAAGCATTCATTTCTAATACTTTACGTGCAATAGTAGACCTGCTACGAGAACCTAATGGCCTTCCGTTGCTATCTGGTTGATAATCAGACGAAAACCTTACTCCAAAACTGTGTCCTTCTTCAAATGGCATATCGTTTTACTATCGTTTTTACCCCAAACTTACACAAAATTTTATAAAGTCAAGGGGGAATTAAAAACAAAAATATATTCATAGTCAATCCTTAACTTATTATTAGCACCAAATCTTAGTCTTGATACAGGTACTTTTGTTTCGGAAACAAACTTATATCCCAAAGAAATTAACGTTTGCTTATGCCATTCGGCTACATTAACTATTTGACCTTTTCTTATATGATCTGAAATATTTATAACTAACAAACCATCTTTATTTAACAATGATCGCCAATGATTATAACAGGCGATATGTTTTTGTTTATATTTTTCGCCCCATTGCATAACACCTGTATTGCCGTTAGTCAAATCCCTACCTAATTGATGTTTATAGGTCATTCTTTTAGATAAATCTCTTGCGTTATGGCTATCGGCCATTCTATTACCGTAAGTCGGGGAGGTTACTATAGTGTCAACTTTTTCGCAATGTATGAATTCGGCATCTTGATGTAACCATTCATCTACACTGTAATACTTTATTTCACTATACTCTGCTTCTAAATCATTGCAGATTATTTTTCCTTTAAATCCTAAATCTTTTAATAATCCTATCTTCCCAGTTCCAGCAAATGGGTCAAGTATAGATTTACAATCCTTTACAATATCATAAAATATTGGCATGAATTGATTTGAAAACGTGGCAGGGTGGTTTATTTTCCTCATCTTATCTCAAAAAGTTGTTGGGGGGTGTGAAAAAATCATCTTCTAAATCCCAGCTATCTACAGGTAATTCAGGATTCCAATATTGTGCTTTCATTTGCTATCAGTTAATAATACATACTGTTACCTTTATACTTTTCACGATAAGCAGCACGGCCATTTTCTTTATATTCTTCAACATAGGGCCATACCAATTCAATATCATCTTCATGGTCGTATAAATCATCTGAATACTTTAGAGTTTCATAGCTCCATCCTTTTTCTGCGGCTTTACTTGCAAGCCAAATTAAATCTTCTTTTTCCATGTTCTATCTATTTAAAAAATTCATTAGCCTGTAATTCCTGCCTCTCCCATTCATAACAATCCTTATAAAGCTGCATAGGCCGATATAAGCCATTTAAAGCCTGTTCAAATATTTCAATGGCTTCTGATACCCCAACAGTAAAATAAACCTTTGTATGGGCGTTAAATAGCCTCTTATGGGTATTATATTGATATTGATGGTGCATATCTTTTAACCTGCCGTCTTTATTGCATGGTGGTTTATTAATTGCTTTCTGCTCAAACATCAAAGTAACATTTGGCAAATAGATGCGGGTATCGGGGAAACTATCCGATGTGTTTTGCTTTGAATGCTGCGATTGTTCCCACCTTGCTTTTTTACCCTCGTGCTTAACAGTTTCAACAGGTATTTCAGGGTAATTCTTTTTTATGTATCCTGCGATGTTTGATTGTTCGGATGCTTCTTTGTATTCGATTTTTTTTCTTTCTTTAGCAAATCCCGTCCCATCACATTTTTTACATGGTGTGCATAGTGGTTTGCCTGAATGGCCGTGTCCAAAGCAGAGGGTGCATAATTTCATATTACTTAACAGAAAGTATACCCAACTTATCCAACTCTTTTAGCGAGTTAAACAAATAGGTAAGGTGTGATTTATATTCTTGCTCTTTATCTGTTGGCACCCGGAAAGCTATTGTTTTAGTTTCGATACCTTTTTTACGTCCAGAGTTTGGACGAGAGCCGCCACGTTGTTTAATTCCTAAATCCTGTTTTAATTCTTTATCTGTGAAACTCATCTTAATAACCTTTCAGTATAAAAAAATCCATTGG